TGCGGCGATATTACCTGTTGCCGCGCCATAGCCGCCAGCCGCCGCGCTTGCGCCTGCGCCATACGATTGCGCCGCCTGCGCGCCGCCAGCACCCAAGGCGCCAGCAGCAGCAGCCTGCCCCGCAGCAGCAGCTTGGCCCACCCCTTGCAACGACTGCAATGCGCCTAACTGATTTCCGCGCTCCGTAGTGAAGCGGTTAAATGCGTTGCCGTACTCTTGCGCTTGAAAGGCTTTATTGGCTTGCGAACGGTTAAACGCGTTTTGGTATTCTTGCGAACCCATAGCCTGCCCGTACTCAGCAGCCGCTTTAAGCGCGGCACCGGACTGCAAGCCGCCCCTAGCCGCAGTCGAACGCTCAATAGCTTTTTGACCTTCCTCTAATCGAAATTTGTAGCCGGGGTCTGCCGCTATTTTTTCGTTATTGACAAACTCATTAAACAGCGTTTTAGGATCAAACCCTTCAAGTTTGAACGCAGTGGTGGCAGAGCCATACCCCGGCGCTTTTTTGTCGCCGCCCAAGCCCAACAATTCCAACAAACGGGTTTGACCGGTTTCGCCAGCCTCTTTGTACGAGCTTAGATTTGCAATTTGCTTGTCAAACGCGTCTTTTTGCGCGGCAAGGGTTTGATCAAGCGCGGTTTTTTGCGCCTGAAGTTGTCGATCAAGGGTATACATGGCAAGGCTATTGCCTGTATCCGAAGCCTGTTTTTGCGCCTCAAGAGTCTTTTTAAGCGCAATGTCTTGTGCGACAAGTTGAAATTCAAGCGCGCGGTTATCAGCATCAAGTTGCTTTTGCAGCGCGTCTTTATTAGCAATAATTTGCTTGTCAGCAATTTGCAAAGACACCGCGCCCGATTTTTCTGCGGCGCCGGCTTGCGTGTTTGCAGCGTCTCTAGCTCCTTCAGCAGCCGTTTCCGCGCTAATTAAATTTCCAACTATTACTGCACCAGCTACCCATCCACTCATAATAGTTCTCCTTGCATCGTAAAGCCAAAATTGACTCTCATTGATGCTCTGTAGTCAACTAACAATTCATCGCCTGCGTTGATTTTACGCGAAGCAACGGCAAATATGTTATCCCCAACTAATTCTGGTTGGATGTTACCGCTTTGGGAGTGATTGATGAATCTTCCACCGGGGGTACGCTTTCCATCAAGTCTGCCGGGACAAACAGTCTGGCCGGCGTCAAAATCTTTTGTTGCAAAAAGTCCAAGACCGTGGATGCCTGATGGCTTGAGTTCCACAAAAAACCCGTCCGGCATATCAATTAGGTCTGATTCAATTTGCGCTATCTTGGATACGTCGGCGTCTGTTATGCCCAACTGGTGCAAAAATAACCCGTAGTCAATTCGTGCTTTTTGCGCGTCTGTTCTGCTATCGGCCAATCCGCACTCAGGGACAGCATACAGCCGGTCTTCAAGAACCGCAAGGTCAGTGCAGTTGTCAGGATTGTCGTAAACGTCCACCCAGACTACTTCTTGATCGTAAACGCGGCCAGCGCGTTGCATCCCCGCATTGGCGTCAAATTCACAAGGTGCTGTGAGAACCTTAACGCCGTCATCCGTGTTTACCGCAATTGTGCCCTTTTCCAACCGCACGCGATACGGGGTCTTGTGTTCGGCGCCCGTCAACACAGTCCATGCAGGGATTGTAATTGCGCGCTCGTACACGCCGGACAGAAACGTGTGCGTCGTAGTGATGTCAGCTTGCGGCATTTTTAGAAGTTCGTTCTGAAGCGCGTTAACTTTTTCAGCCGCTGTCAGCCCGAACCCTTTACCGTATGTTACTGTAATCATGATGCCATCACCACCCAGTTTGTGCCGTCAGATACGACAGTGGCCCATGCGCCTACGCTGGCGGCAAGGATTGCTGTGCCCGGCGTGGCGCTGCCAATAGGCGCAACATTGCTAGATGCTGACACAAGCGTCTGTGCTTGCAAGTTTTTAAACGTCACCGCGCGGCCACCCCAAGCGGAAGCGGCGGGAAGTGTGACCGTGCAAGTCGAGCCTGACTTGTTGTTGATGACCCAGCCTTCGCTGTCGGCCAACACAAAGTCAGCAACTTTGGTAGCGATAGTCGTCACGGCCATGCCTGTGCCGCCGTTAGCAGTAGGCAACGCGCCTGACGCTCGGGTAGCAACATCTAAATTGCCCGTGGTTCGGGATGAAATATCTAAGTCACCAGTGGTCTGGGTGTTAATGTCAATAGTTCCCACAAGGTCACCAGAATTGACAACAACAGTACCCCCAAGGGTAATTGTGCCCGTGGTAGTGATGTCACCGGTTAACGTCAAACCGCTAGTGGAACCTGTAGCAATTACCCTGCTGACTGTGCCCGCGCCCAAATTTGTTCGCGCCTGTGCCGCGTTATCCGCGCCGGTTCCACCATTAGCTATTTGCGCGACACCTTGCGTTTCGCCGCCTGTGATTACATAAATGTTGTTTAAAAAACGAAACCATTCGCGCGAAATTAACCCGGTACGCTCGTCAAGTAACGGGACGCGAGGCGCGGGGATTTTGGTAATGTTAGGCATTTGTCGGGCTTGCGGTAAGTTCAGCACCCATGATTGCAATTTTTATGGGGTCAGTTCCTGACACCTCATATACGCGATCACGCAATTTTAAAGTCATGCCCAATCGACGCCAAATCACACGGCGGCCCCATTGCCCAACCAAACCCATTGACCGCCAGTGTTCATTGCTCCATGTGTGACCACCATCGTCAGACCAGCGCAGCATAACTTGCGGATCAATTGCTGTTGAAGTTGCTTGACTTTGTTCAATTAACAATTTACCGCCAATTGCGTTATCAAATACCAGTACAAGTTGACCGCCATCTTCTTGAACTAATAATTCGCCACTCTCAGTTAAAATTACATCGTTTGTAGGTGGGTCAAGATATTCCCACACAAGAAAATCGCCGTTTTCGGCTAATAAATCTTCATTTGGGACTGAAACGTCAATGATTACAACAGGTGTAGCAAAACTATCATCGACCGCGCCGGTTTCAGCGTCAAGTTGAAGTGAATGGTGGGCGCTACGTTTAAGATCGTTAGCCCCCGTAGGCAACGCTCTCCATGACCTGAGCCACTTTTGCGCTGCGCCAGCATCTGAAAACACATCTAAGTCAAACGCGTAGATGTTTCCTAGCTCATGGTCGCCCACAACAATCTCATTGCTAAACGCCATCTGGCAATTTGAACGATGGCGGGTAAATGAGCCATTGATAAACGCAGCGCGCTCATGCCACAACGAAGTGGCAACGTCAAACACCCATGTAGTGTTGGCCGACGGAAAAATTAAAACGTAAAAGGCGTGGCCGTCTTGTTGGTATGTGTAAGCAATGGCATCCGAAAGGTTTCCGTATTGTTGGATTTGCCACTCTACAGCATGCGTAGATACGCGCTGGGCCGTGTAACCATTGGCGCGGTAGACAATACCCTTGCCGCGCGCGTCGGCGCCCAGCCAAAAAATGCCGTTGTCTAGCTTGGCTACTGAGAAGGCCGCAATACAGCCCACCTCGTTAAACGCGCCTTGAACGGGCGCCAACGGAAACGGCGATGTGCCGGCGTCGTACCAGACCTCAACTGAATTGGTTCCAAACAGCCATATCTCGCGGTGGTCAACAATGAGCGACACCACGCCGTCTGGAGAGCCTTCAGCGCTTGCAAAGTCCAGTGGGTCTATGGATTCGCCGTCAAGCAGGCTTGTGATCCATATCCGCTGGCTGTTAGGCTCGTTGAACACAAAGTAGCCGTTGATGTAGCCTACCGTAACTGCGCCGGGAAAATCAGGGTCAGTAATTTGCGCGAACGCCAACGTCAAGCTGTTGTAGATAAAACTAGGGCCATTGCAAGCGATGAATAGCTGCGTGCCGTTGTCCACCATGCTGACGGGGCCAGTTGACCCAGCTACCGTGCCAATTGCCGTAACACGCCAAATTGAATCAATTTTGTATAGCGTTTCGCCAGACACGGCGTAGCCGTACTCACCAAACTGCCATAGCCCGCGTATGGGGCCATCGCCCATGTTTGCAAGAAGTTTTAGGCCGGGCGCGCGGCTTAGAAACCCCGGCTCTTTACCGCCATCGGGTATGGCCTCGGGGAACAGGTTGACCATCCGCGCGTCGGCAGCATTTACCGACCGCGCAACATAAGTGCCGCCCAGAATCGGTGTTTTCATCAGTAGTTACCGGCGTAGACGTTGAAGCGCTGGCGTGTGGCGACAAGCGCGTACGGGAGCGACATGATGTCGTCAGGATTGTTGATGCGCTTCAGGTTGCGTTTGCTGGTCATAGCAATACGCTGCACTTGAGGGCTTGGCTCGACGCCAAACTCCGGCGCAATTTCCATCGCCAAGTTGTAGGTGAACGCCCGCAGATAGCCCGGTGGAAACAGCATCTGCGTTGCCAACGTAGCCGGCTGGTTTATTTTTTCAACCGAAATGAAGTGCCACTCCAAGTCCCGTGTGGGCCTTGGATAGACCGTCATCGTAAAGTTAGGGTAGGTGTTGTTGACAAAAATAACTTGCGGGTACGTCGAGGTCACGGTTTTGACCGCGATGCCGTCGTATTGCTGCTGGTTGATGAACTTGATGCCGAACGACACGTTTGTGCCGGGGTCACGGTAATACGTTGCGTCATCAAGCAGCACGGGGCGCAGACCCACAAAGTTACCTGTCGGGCCAAGAGTGCGTGTAATCTCGCCGGCGGGCCAAGTAAATATTTGGTCTTGCGTGGCAAACACTGACAGTCGTTCAGTGTTCCACGAATCGATCATTTGATCGAGCGCAGTCAGCGCGTCATTTGACATGTCTGCTGAAGGTGTCTCACCTTCAGCCAGTACACCTAGCAAGCGCAATGCTCGGTTGATTTGTTCGCCAGCGGTGTACGTAGCCATGCTTAAATTCCTTCGGTTGCTACCTTGCGTGTATATTTGCGTTTAACTTCCAGCACGTTTACGGGAGCCGCTTCAGGTTCTAAAGGCGTGTCTGGATTGTAGCGTGTCCAGCCGTTTTTTTCGTCGTACTCAGCTTCAAGTTCCATTGTGGCAACTTTGCATCCATGATCAGGATGGTTGAGATAAATCACTGGCATTGATGTTTTCCTGTTGTTTTAACTGTTCAAGCCAATATCCGCAATCTTGTAACGCACCAAGCGTTGCGTCCAGATCGGAACGCAAACGCTCGGCTTGTTTTTGCAGACTTTGCACTCGTTCCATTATTACGTCACGAGTGATCATCTTTAGGCAGCAATAGCAACAGTAGAGTACAACGGCAAATAACGAATGCCGTCCGGTGTAACTACTTTAATTGCTTGAACTGGTCGCGCTGTAGAACCTGATGTTGTGTCTTGAAGGAACTTACCCGAACCTTTAGCCACGCCAGCCAGATTGAACAAAGTACCGTTTGTGTCAAATGTTGCTTTATCAGCGCCATAGGTACTCAAGTAAAAGAACGATGTGTTTGTGCCGGTCGCAGCGCCGCTAGGCATACCGATCTCAGCTTCAAACGCAGCGTAAGTACCTTGTGTACAACCAGCGGATAAAACAACTTCGCCAACAGTACCTGAAGCCAACCCAGTTACTCGGCCACTTGCGCCGAATGCTAGGTAGCCATACAGACCATTAGCGTATGCGCCCAACGCGACATTTGCTGCTAATGCTGATTTGCTTGCCCAACCCACACCACCAACACCCGTAAGGGTAAGCGTAGTGGTAGATGCGGCAGCATCGCTACTTCCGGTAGTGGCATTTGTTACGGCAATGTTAGACACCGCAGTAGACGTTACCGTACCAGTAATAGTCGAGTTGTTGATAACCGCGCCGTCCAAGTACGGATCTTCGTATGCAACGCCAACAGGTTTTGTATTTGCCATAATTTTCCCTTTAAAAATGAGGGCCGAAGCCCCCATTTAGGTTTAGCTAATGCGGTACACAGTCCAAGAGCCATCGCCAGTTTTACGGGCACGGAAGTGGCCCGAAGTGGCGTTGTCAACTTGCATAGTGCCTACAGCCGTCCAACCAGTGCCAACAGCCACTGTTACGTCGTCACTGCCGCCGTCAATGTTGACGACAAAAAAGTCAAACGCAGCGTTTACTTTAGAAGCGCTAGAAATGTCTGCTTCAAGCAAAGCTACGGTTGGCAAAGTTAAATTGCCAGCAGCGCCGTCAAATACAAACAAACCATTTGCCAGTTGAGCAGCCGTCATTGTTGCGGCAGCAGCTATGGCTGTTGGAGCGCCTTGAACAAACAGTTGTGCTTCACCGATATTGCCGTCACCAAGCTGGTAGCCACCAGCGCCATTAGGGAGTGCCATGATAATTTCCTTAAAAAAGATTTAAAAAACGCCCCCGAAGGGGCATTAGGTTTAGCCCCAGATGCGGCAAGCCATTTGTGGACGGATGGTACTGAAACCATACAGAACGTCAATACGGCAAGGCATACGGTCGTTGTTGATGTCGTACTGACGAACAATACGCAGGCTGATGCCGTTGTGAACTGCGCGAGCAGCCATGTCAACACCTTGTGGCAACAGCAAGTCGGCTGTAGCGAAGGTGATGGCGTCCTTGTGGTAAACCAAGTTCTGAGCGTACTGAGTAGACGCAGCGCCCACGAAGGTCACAGTTGCGCCGGTCGCAGGCAGCACGTCTACAGTAGCTAGCGCGTGGTTGGCCGAGTACATCGGAGCAACAGTCACAGTCCAAGTGCCGGACGAAGCAGTGGCGTCAGCCAGAGCAACGAACTGGAACAGCGAACCAGTGGACTCACGGGTCTGTGGGTTGACAGCGTTGCAAGCACTGACTGTGAACACGTCACCAGCTTTGATGGTGGTGCTTACAGAGCCTTGCTCCAACAGAATGGTCGATGCGCCTTCGGAAGTAACGCCGGGGGTCTTGACCAGTGTAGAAGCGCTGGCGCTACGTGAGCCAGTAAGGTGCTGCTTGATCGACTGAGACATGTTGATTTCTTCAAAGCCCAACACGCCGGTGCCCATCATGCCGTTCTTGAATTGCTTGCTGATAGTGTCTGTTGGGTTGAACAGACCTTTCATGCCTTCAACCAAGCCAGCGTTAGCAGCAGGGTTCACGGTAGCGTAACGCGGAGACATAGTAGCGGCGCTCTCGTTCAGCTTCTGCTGGGCTTGCAACAGCACCAAAGAAGTCGCGGGGGTAGTGCCGGGCGTGCCAACGGTGTTACCGATGGTTTTGTACGCATTGGCAACGTCAGCATCAATGCTGGAGGCCAACTGGGAAATACGCGGCTTGAGAACACGCTCTGCGAAGTCATCCAATTGCATGGTCAATTCAGCAGATGTGAAGTTGACGCCGATGTGCTTTTGGTTTGCAACAGTCAGAGTGGTGAACTGCTCGTTGTCGTCCTGAACTTGCAGGGCGGCGCCGTCAGTAACCAGAGCGCGGTCAGGCAAACGGATACGCAGTGTGGAGCCAATTTTGGCGCCTTCGACCGCAAAGCTATCGTCGTACTGACGGTTCACGTTGCGGGTGATTACAAGGTTGTTCTCCAGAATTTCCAGAGCCTTGCGGGTGATCATGTCGATCGTGAGAATGCTGTTTGACATTTGAAGTCCTTTAAAAAATTAGCGGTTGCGTTGTGCTTCGTACTTACGAATCTGGCGGTTGCGCTCGGCTTCGATCCACTCCGATGTAGTCATGCTTTTGATTGACCGTGGGTCAGTCGTGTCATGACTCGGGCTTCCCGAAGACCGCGCAGTTACCGGACTAATAGGCGTCGGCGCAGAAGTTGATTTCTTTACCGGAGGATTGTCAGCCAACCTGACTTCAATCTTTCCGATTTCCTTTGCTTGCAAGATAGGCGACAGGCGGGCGATGCGTTCAGCTTCCTTCGGATTTGATCCCAGCCAGTAGGCTAGATCGGGGCCGTTGTCAGATGATTGAATCGATTCGGCCATAACGTCGGTGATTCGCAGCTTGGGGTTGTAAACAACGTCTTCAAAGTCGTCGTACTTATCCCGTGCTTTTTCTTCACGTTCGTTATATGCCTCTACGACTTCGGCCTGATATGTCTGGCGATCACGCGCAGCGATTAGTTCTTCAGCTTTTTTAACGGCCAATGCTTCTGCATAGGCGTCGGTGCTGTCAAAATTTTCGATGGACGGAATTTCCTTTGACACAACTGGCACGGTTTGCCGTGCGACTTGTTCGCGTTCCCATTTGCGCTGTTCTCTTGCGAGGCGCTTGCCGATAGCAGCATCAAGTTCCTCTTGCGAGAATGTCTTGACAGGCTGATTTTCAGCTACTTCCGGCAAATTTTCTGCAACTTCAGGTGTGGCCGTCACAACCTTTGCTGGCGCGGAGTCTACTTCCGCTAGGGCTTGGACTTCTTCAGTCATTTTTAACTCTGTTGAGTTCCCGGTGAACCTCACCGGTACGGTTTAAAGCATTCGGGTCACTAATCGCTGCCCGGCGGTAAGGCCGACACCAAAAGTGATTGTCGTTGTATTGGTTTCAGTATAGTCGTAATTAAACTCTTTGATGAGTCCATCTACGATTACCATCAGATAGCCACCAAGGCCGTATTCAGGCACAGTAAACACTGTTTGTGCCGCAGTAGAAACTATTGTATTAGTTTGAACACTTGGGCTGCTGTTGATTCCCGCCGCAGTCCAGATCAAATTATCCAAGGAATCTTTGAGCAACAACGTGTAACGTGACGGGCCAAACCACACATTTGCTTCACCGCGCGAGTCTAAGATGACCGGGTTTGCGTTTGTGGTATTTCCAGTGCTATCCGTGTACGTAGCTAAAGGAGTTGTAGTTCCGCTGGCGTACGTAAACAATTTTCCCCCAACCAAAGGAACACCCGCAGCCGTAAAAAACTGCATTTTTGGTGATGGGCTTAGTGTGGCGGTCATGTTATTTCCTTTTTATTGCACTTAGCCTACGCAGTACAAACGCTTGGGTTTAGGCTGTATAAGTTGGGCTATTTCTTCAGCGTAGTACTGCATGCCGCCTAAAGCGCCGTTGATGCGGAAATTGTAATCTACTGGCGGGACAAACAGCTTGTTGGTGTCCTCAAACCGGCCTTCTTTGATGCGGTCAACCCAAACAACAAACGCAGGGCCAAAGGCTTCTCGCGCCTCTGGTGTCGGGCAAACAAAGTCAGCAATCACATGAGCGCCGTGCCTGCTGGCAATGTCACACAGGACGCCCATACGACGCGCCTGTTCAACGCGGTCTTCTACGCTAAAGCCAAGGTCTTTGTTGATTTCCTTGCGAATTTCATCGGCGTTAAAATGAACGCACTGTAGCTCCCTTGCAAGAGCGACAGCCAAAGTGGTCTTACCCGCACCGGGCAGGCCCATGATTAGGATTTTCATTACTTGACCTTGTACAGAGTTTTGACCGCAAAGTCTGGGGCTGGAGTGCGCCAGAAGTCTTTACCCGCGTATTTTTCCCAAACAGACTTAGGAAGTATAGACGGGCGCTCTTGCCAAGTCACTTCTTTCCTGACTGTGTGCAGGCTTTTCATGTTCAACGCTTTGTCAAATACCTCGTTCTCGTACTCGACATTTTTAAAATCGTGGTCAAAGTATTGCTTGCCGATGAACTGGTACAACTCGCGCATTACGCTCTCAGGCTTCTTGCATAGGGATTCGTACTCAACCAGCATAATCATGTCTGGATTTAGCAGCAAGCCTTCTTCCAAAAAGTAATAGGGCTTGACTACTTGGCCAGCCTTTTTTACGTCCATCAGAGCATCGCAGCGTGTCGTAACCGTTTGGTTGGATTCATCATCTGTCAAGGTTGCGCCGTACAGGGAGTTCTTGGCCGAAATACGCTCAAAGCTGTCAAGTATCCAAGGCAAGTCACGCACACAGCAGATGATCTTGGTTTGTGGGTAGAGATCTTTGAGGAGTGATGTCTTGGCAGTCCAGCCCCTGCTGGTGTCGAACACAGTGTTTGGCGTGACGGCTTCGTAGAACGCATTGAAGATGGACTTCAGGATGTGCTTGCGTCTGTCTTCATCTATCAGGTGGTTGCTCTCATTGCCCGTGATGACATTGATGGTCGATGTAACCAAGCCTTGCAAGGGTGATGAAATGTCTGCGTAGAACTCAGGGTTCTGACGCAAGATAGCCGACAGTAAGGTTGAGCCTGACCTTGGCAAACCACTGATGAAAAAAAACTCTTTCATGCTGGGGCGGCTTGTGGAATCCAATTGACTGTCGTTTCATCCCACTGGTAACGCGCATTGCCGCCATTGATAACAGCATCAGCGGGTCTTGCTACAGGCGCAGCCCAAGTCATTGTGTCCAAGTAGCCAATCCATGATGGATAGGGTCTACGGGCTTCATGCTCTGCGGTTCTGAGGGTGGTGTACTCTGCCTCAGTCAGGACTTGCAGAACGCCAGCAATGGTCGTGTCGGCATCATCATCACAAGTTCCGTAGTATCTTGGCGCTCTCAGGTATGTACCATCGGACGCAACTTCTACAGGCCATGTTGATTTGTCATGCCAAATATGAATCCAACCCTTAACATCAGGCATTGATGGGCCTGTACGCTGTGGCTCGGCTGTGCAGACTATTTTGGTTACTGCATCAATTTCGGTTACGCAAATGTATTTCATATTTGTTCCTTAGGCTGCAACTCTGCGGACGGCACGAACAAAATATACCGCGGTCTTAAAATCGTAGATTTGATAACCGGAACCAAAGCCCTGTAAAAAAGCGGCGTTCGTAGCTTGCTGAGTACTAACCCAATAACGGCCTGGTACTGTGAACGCTTGTGCGCCGCCTGTTTGGAAATTTGCTGCTGAGGTTTGTGCTGGTGTTCCGGTGGTGTAGTTACTAGGTCTTTGAGGAACAGAGTTAACGTTTGCGCCAGATGATGTGCTATTGTTTGTTGTTGTCGGTTTTAAATTGTAGTAGCAAACCTCAAGCTCATTCTGCGCGGGCATGTACCAGTCACTAAACCCACCAATGCTTAGCCCTTCACAGAACTGTGCCGCAGGATATGCAGCACTGTTCATCGCCGCGCTGTTGGCTGGCCCATCAATTACATCTGTGGGATCGCTACCTGTATTTGAAGTTTTCCATTGTTTACTTGAATTTTCGGCAGACGCTACAGGCCCAATCACTAAGTTGAAGCTAGCTACGCCGGGTGTAACAGTTGAAATTTGACCGGCAAAAAAGCCACCTTGGTAAGTGTCACCGGGCATAAGTGCCACTGCTGCTGTGCTATTTGAGTTTGCACTTACCGCAGCAAGCGAGTTTGTTGCCGTGACGACGCAACGCAACGTACTGCCAATATCGGCTACTTGGGTAACGTAAGTGCTGGCGGTTTGACCGCTAATGTTGGTTGTAACTCTTTGCCATTGATATGTAAATGTTGGGGCAGGCGAACCCGTCCACGTTCCATTGGTTGTTGTTAAGGTTTGGCCTACGCCTGCCGCGCCCGTAACCGCAGGGGCTACTGTGTTAACGGGTGCTGACGCGTATGTGCTTCCCACCGACATCAGTAAAATCCCACTCATGATACGTTTCCGGATACAACGCAAACAGTTCCGCTAATAAATAACACATTACACACGCCGCGCGTTGCTAGCGTAAGCGTTGCCTTGTCAGCATCTGTGCCACCTAAATACGCGGTAGTAATTGAAAGCGTAATCGTAATATTACCCGATGTGTTGTTAAAAAGAACAACCGCATCGCCTGCTGAAAATGTAGCGTTGGGCACAGTGATCGCGCCGCCGGAGCCAATTTCAATAAACTCACCCACATCAGTTACCGCCAACTGATAAGTTGTGGTCTTGGCCGCGCCAGACTGAGGGATCGCGCGAAGTTTTCCGGCGCCGTCGCTGTATGACGCGGCAGTTGTCACTACACCCGTGCCCTTGGGTGTGAGCGTTAAACTGATGTCTGCATCAGTGCCATCAGCAGCAAGTGTTGTACCGGCTAAAGTTACACCGGCAGCAGCTATGTTTGTGTCAAAAGTTGTGGCGTTGATTGTAGTCGCCGTGACAGTTTTGCCTGTTGTTAAGTTATCAACAGTCACTTGCTTGGTCGTACCCGATTGGACGATAGGCAAGACCTCAGTACCAGCAAGGGGAACCGTTGCCGCTGGCAACTGGGAAATTTTTAAGTCAGCCATTTAATCACTCCAAAAGAATAAAGTCGCCATTTTCTTGCACAATGTTTGCCCCGGATTCCGTCAGCAAATTGTCTACTGTCAAGCTGGCATCAATCGTGCCTGAAAATAGCGTGGCGATGCCGCCAAGCCCAATTGACACAGCATTTCTGACAGCAATCCCAAAACTCATTGGATGTTTACCGGCTTGCAGTAAATTGATCCGGTCGCCGATACCTGAATAGCACTCACTCTCCATTGCCCGCCAGAGCCATTAGGCACAGCAAAGGGGATGGGTGTAAAAGCTGGAATAGGAGTGCTGGCGGTAGTAGCAGTGACGCCCTCACCGACTACGACGTAGGCGGGGGTTGTTGACCAGATCACCACGCCCTGTGGGCCTGCGGCCCAAGTAGAAGTTGATCCAGCATCACCTGAATACGAAACAGTTCTTGCCGGAAATACCGTATCGGCTAGAGGTTTTAAAAGTTCCATGATGGCTCCTTGTGCCTTAAATATAACATAGCGTTTAAATTACGCCAAAAACTTCAACTTGTACAGTGTCCGCAAATAAACCTCAACAATGTTGTCAATCAATTGCTGCAATGTGCTGTCATCTTTGCTGCACACTTTGTAGCGCGCGTCTTCAATTTCTTTAAGCGAGTCTTCTAAAAACTCAATTACATTGGTGGTCTTTTTTGCAGAATGCAGCGAGATAGGGCCAATCAGGCCGTATCGTCCTTGGTACGCTTCGGCAAAGTCATCCGCAACACCTATGATGCGGTCGTAGAAAATGTTCAGCGCAACGTGCTTGGAATAGCTTCTAGTGTTGAGATGCACCGAGTGGGTGACATCTCTTGCTAGAAATAGCAGACCTACAAATTCGGCGGCTTTCATTGTGGCATCCCTTGTGGTGGCATCATTTCAGGTGGCGGCATCTCGCCGCCCATTGGTGGCATCATTTCAGGTGGCATCATCTCACCGCCCATTGGATCACGGCCGGGCATTTCGCTCACAAGATCACCACTGGTGATCATGCCGCTAATTGTGCCCATAACGATGTCTTGAATTTGCTCTGGCGTCATGCCAGCTTGAACCGCAGAAATACGCTGGGTTTCGGCAGCAAACGCTTTGATCATTGCTTCAAACTCTTTGATCTCATTTGTGCGAACAATTTCAGAACTTTGCACATTGTCCAGCATCCCGGCCATCTGTTCAATCTGCTGGCCCATTGCTTGCATCTGCTGCTGCGCGGCTTGCAATTCAGGCGATGCTTGGTCGTCGCTGAGAAATTTAGGATCAATGGTTTTGGCAAACCGTTTTGCCATTTCTTGCGCGCCGGGCCAATCCATGTTCTTGACAAACAAGTCGCCGGCCACGGCCCACAATTGTGGGTTGCCTTGCAGCAACTGACCCATCGCGTCCAACGCCTCTTGACGCTTGGTCGCGTAGCCGGGGCCAGTGGTTGCCACTACGTCGTACTTGCCGATGGTAGGGTTGTAGATCGTATCGATGACGATGTTTTCGGCGTTGCGAACTTCGCGCACTGGCATGGGCTGATCTGGGTCGATCTTTGCCATCTTTGCCTCGCCATCCTCACCGATTGTTCGGGCGATGCGTTGCGTGTCATAGATTTTAGGGATCAGATCGACCAACTGGCGTGCAATGTGCCGAACGCCGCGTGTCAGGTTGTCACCGTAATGATAGGTGCCGACATCACCCTCGCGCTGACGCGCAAGGATAGCTTTTCCAGACCGTTCGTTGCCGCCTTGGCCTAGCGATGCGTTGTATTGACCGGTTGTAGCCTTGATGTCTTCAGCAGCGCCCGCTTTGGCTTGCAGAAGGCCGCTGGAAGCCATTGGTGGCTGCGACCGTTGGGGTAGTGGCAGGGCAGCGCCTTGGCCGTCTGTAACGTCAGGGTTGACCTCCAGATACGGCCAATTGGTCGTGTTGGCGGTCTTCCACTTGTCTTCGTAACCTTCAAACTGACCGCCGTACCCGATAAAGGGCGCTTTAGGCGCCAAGGCCAACATCTCAGCTTCTTGCGACACCCAGTAGTTGTACATGCGCTGGGCGTCCTTGGCGTTACGCACAAGGCCCGACACATACAAACGGCCATCGACTTCAAACTCGTTGCCAACAATACGGATCACAGGAATCCACTTGCCTGCCCATTCGTTTTGCTCAAGGATTTCGTACCCGTTGATCTTGCAGTACCGCACGCGTGTGCGGTCGGCTTGGCGTGTGCGCTTTGGCTTGCCGTAGGTTTGGCGCAGCATCTTGTCTTCAGGTGTGCCCTCAAAAGCCGTGGCGTTGCCGGCGTACATGTTGAGCGTAGCTGTGTCGAAGTCAACGTAGTAGTAATCCGCAACGCGGATCGTGTCTTCATTGAGCCAGTTGGAAATTGACTGATCGCCTACACCCAGCGATTGCAGCGTTGAGATGGGCGCTGCGTCCGGGTACATACGCATGTAATCGGCTCTGGGCACATCTTCAGTAACGAAGCACCACTTGGCGTCGGCGCCAGTGGGGTCTTGGATTGTTGGATCCATGTAGACCGAAAACGAGTTGCGAATACGGCCAATCTTGATGTCTTGATCAAACGTGTCGTCGTCGCAGTACTCGGTCAGCAAGCGGATGTAGCCTTCGCCGTAGGCCACTTGGTTCTCGCAGGCTGTGTCGTATGCAACGTCAGCGTCCGAGATGTACTCAATGTGCCGGATCATGCCGTTAAAAATTTCGGCGACTTTAAGATCGGCTTTGTCGTCTACGGGAATGACTTTAGCGCCGGGGCGGTTCTGCCGCATGTCGTTGGTCACTTGACGAACGTGCTGCGGCAGCTTGTTGATTGTCAGGCACGGCCTAGCGTTGATCGTCTGGCCTTGCACCGCACCGCGAGTAGCCAGCACATCGGCAGGCCACTGCCAATGGTTGTCTGGTGAGCCGGCGTAAAACTTCAAGTCGTCATTTTCGTCTTCACGCGACTCAGAGTAGCAAGACATAGCCATATCCAACCGGGAACGCGCCGTCGCTAAGATGTCCGCGTTGCTCTGCGCTTTTTTTGTCCCGCCAACAGCAACTGCCGCTGCCGCTACGATTCCAGTTGGGTCTTGTGCCATGCTATTTTTTCTTTGGTGCTGCCGCGCGCTTGACGGCGTAAGCAATCGCCACGGCCTGCTTCACAGGCTTGCCAGCAGCCACTTCGGCCTTGACGTTCTTGCGAAAGGCTTCGGGTGTTTTAGATTTAACAAGCGGCATATTATTGACCGTGAATGACTGCAAAGTTGATCACGACAGCTTCGGATAAATTGCCGCCGCTGATATTTCGCAAAGTAATTGTGCAAGTGCCGGCGCTCATGCTGCTGATCCAGCAGTTGTACGCGCCCGATGTAGCACCAGAACCTACATTCAAAATAATCACGTCTTTAGCGCTGATCAAGCTGTTAGTCAACGTAAAAGTTACGTTAGTCAACGTATTGAGCGTTGCACTGTCCGTTGTGATTTGGCCCATGCTTGCATTGACCGTTACGCCGGTTGATTTGCTTGTGCCTTGCGTTACCGCACCTTGCGCGCCGGAGGCGTAGCCAAGTTCTTCACTGGCGTAGCAAGTGGTGAACTCTGGGTCTAGGAATGCAACACCAGTTGCTTTGGTGTTAGACATTTATTTCTTCTTCGCCGTTTTAGCTGACTCTCTAAAGTCTTTGGCTGTTGGCGCTGCTTTGCTGCCAACCTTGTTCATTTTCTCGCCAGAACCCGCTTTGATGCGCGCTTGTTTGGCGTTAATGTTTGCGTAGAGTCCGGGTTTGGTAGCCATGATCAGCACTTCCATCGTTTAAGGGCTGCTTTAGCGCGTTCGCCGTCTTTGGCGTTGGCCGCTACGGCGCCCATTCTTGCACAAAATGAATCCTTGCGGCCTTGGTCGGCCTTGGTCTTGGGGTTGGGCGCTGGCGCCTTGAGATTGCTGCCCGTTTCGCGGTTGTATTTCTCGCGGCCTTTGGCAGTTAACCCCGCGCCCTTAGACACCGGTAGTTTTTCACCACGTCCAACGCTTAGAGATA